CACCTTTTGCCGGACTGGCAGAATCTCTATCAAATGTCATATGAGGACCAGCGGCAGAAGTATCTGCTTTAGTGATCATCAATATATTATTTTCACTTGTAGATTGATTTTTTACAACAAGTTTTTCTAATACTTGTTTTTTATGTACATCAACGTCTTTGTCTAGTTGGTGTTTATATGTAGTATCGCCATCTTCAACTTTTAATAATGAATAGTTCTTAGGCATTTTCAATGAATCTTTCGCCGGTTAACTTCTCAAGTGTTCGTACCATTTTTTCCATATCAATTCTTACAACTTTACCTGTAAGAACATTTCTAGAAAAGTACTCCCAATTACCTTGTTCGTTGTGCGGTGAAAGTTTTGTAACGTTTCCTGCTTCATCTCTAACAAAAACTTCAGCACTTCCAGTATCATCTTTGGCGTAAATGTGAGCGTGGTCAGTATCTGCCACGGCATCGCCCGCTTGTACTTTCATGCCTATATGACCGTCAACTCTAAAGTCTCCAGTACCGTTTGGAGTAACAGTTATATCACCGTTTGTTATTGTTCCAGTAATAGTTGATGCTGTTGACGAAAATTCAGTAGTTCCAATTTTAACATTTCCAGTACCTTGTGAACCAAGTTCTAAGGTTGCGTTTGAAATATCATTTTCAATTCTCGATGCTCTTAAGGTTACAAATTCACCTAGTGTTGCTTGGAATTCAGATGCAGTTACAACACCATTGCCTGTCGCTCCCAGCACAAGGTTCTGCCCTGCTAATGGAGATAGTGTAATACTTCCAGTTGTTGATGATATTGTATTCCCGTCAATTCTAATGTTGTCTACATTTAATTGTCCTGCTGTTGTTTGTGTTCCTGTGTGCGTTACATCAGAAGTTATAACAACGACACCCGTTCCTGATGGATTGAAATCAATGTTTCCGTTTGTGTCAGTTGTGAATTTTCCAGATGCATCAATGTTCAAGTCACCAACGTTGAAAGTGCCTGTTGTCAATGATCCTGATATTGTTGTATTACCCGTTGTGGCAACATCTGCTGTGTTCAGTGTACCTGTCACTCCTAGGTTTCCTGTAACGTTTGTCGCCGCTTTTAATTCTATTGTTCCTGTGCCTGAAGTTTCTAATTCTAGATTGGCATTTGAGGCATTGGTTGTAATGGTGTTGTCATTAAGTGTTATTCCATTAATCGCAAAAGCACCAGTCATTGTTGCCGCGTTAATCGTTGGGTTGGTTAAAACTTTGTTTGTTAAAGTTTGTGAACCAGTTAGTGTTGCGACTGTTCCGTCTATTGCTATTGAAACTGTGTTTCCTGTACCTGCTGTTGTGATACCTGTTCCACCTGAGAATTGTAAAGATTCTGAATCTAGATCAATTGACAGTGTTGTAGAATCATCACAAGCAAAGTCTAAATCCTGTGCTGTGACCTGTGCGTCGACATAAGTCTTGATTGCGCCTTGTGTGGCTAATAGTGTTGCACTTGATCCCAATGCTCCGTTGTCTATGCCTGTGACAGTGGCTCCTGTTGCCAAGGCCAATGATGTTCCAACTGTAAGTGTGGATCCAAGTGTTGCGGCACCGTCTATGTTCACTGTGCCTGTTGTCTGAATATTGTCTGCTAGTGTGATCTGTGTTGAATCATTTGAACTTACTTGGCTTCCGTTGATTGTAATTGACCCTAAATTTATGCTTCCTGTGCCGTTTGGTGTTACTGTGATGTTTCCGTTAGTAACGCCTGTTGTGATTGCGAAGTTGTTTACATTTAGGTTTGCGTCCAGGGTGTTAATGTCATTGTCACCACCATATAATTCTATAAAGTTGTCATTTATTTTGTCGAACGCTGTTCTTAATGGATCACCTGTGCCGTCATTTGCACTTGATCCTATTTGTACGTGTTGTCTAGCCATAGTTTGTTAAATCCTTGTTATGCTATTATTTATTTTAAATTTTATAAACCTAATGTAAATATTATAGGTCAATAAGTATTCTTTGGAACTTGAATACAGTGCTATTATTACTGATATTTGTCGCTAGTAATCTCACATTACCATCATCTATGTCTGCAGTGAACGTACACAGTGGTGCAGTGTAAGAAGTTGTTGATCCAAATACGGTTATGTATGCCTCTATGGTACTGTCAGCACTTGGTCCATGTATCACGTTGGCTTCAACTATTTCATATCTGCCGTTAGTGGCATCTGATATAGATATGTAATATTTCGCACCTCTGTATGTGCCAGATACAAAACTGTCAATGACACTAGTAGTAGATGTAGCAACAGTTGATGTGTTATCACTTATTTCCGAATGACTCAACGTTGGCGTTACTGTCACGAAGCTCAATACACCGGATCCATTAGTTTTTAATTCTTGGTTTGCACTTCCATCTGAAGTCGGCATCGAAAGTCCGTTAATAGACACTGTACCTGTACCGTTGCCTGAAAGTTCTAGATCGGCGTTTGATGCATTTGTCGATACCGTGTTGTCCTTTATTATCACACCATCTAGAGTCGCACTTGTATTCGCAGTCAATGTCGTAAATGTTCCTGCCGCTGGTGTTGAGGCACCTATTGTTGTGTTATCTATTGCGCCTCCATTTATGTCTGCTTTTGCTATCACAACACTTCCTGTGCCTGACGCAGTTAATTTAAGGTCGGAGTTTGACACGGTAGTTTTGATTTCGTTGTCAGTGATGTTGATGTTTGAGTCAACTGTAAGGCTGTCCATTGTGACTATACCTGTTCCGCTTGGAGTTAACACAAGATCGTCATTGGATCTTGTTGCTCTGATTTCATTTCCACTTAATTGGATACCATCATCAAAAAGTGATGAAGCGTATATCTCCGTGAACATGGTGTTCACGTTCTGCATAGCGGCACGTAAAGTATCACCTGTACCGTCGTTAGCGTTTGATCCTACGTTTAAGTTTATCCTTGCCATATTATACCTTAATAGGTCTCCTTACAAATTTTACAACTTGGTTGTTATCGTTATTTACTTGACCTAGCAGTCTAACATTACCGCTGTTTATATCAGCAGATATGTCAAGGGTATCATAAGTTGTTGATCCATCGCCAGTACCATTGTCCACACCGCCAAACACACTGACGTATGCGTTGGTACCGTCATGTGTCACATTCGCTTCTATTAATCTGAACCTGTTGTCTGTGCTATCTGAAATTTGTATGTGATATTTTGCACCTCTATAGGTTGCAACTGCAAAGGTGTCTATAACCTGTACGGAAGATGAAGCACCTGATATAGTTGCTGTACCGTCGGTTAATTCAGCAACGTTGAATGCCATGTCTCTACGGAAGAAAGATAATTGTCCGCTTCCGTTGGTTCGCAATACTTGATTTGAAGAAAGTCCATTATCGCCAGTTGGAAATTTTACTCCCTCAAAAGATACCGTGCCTGTGCCATTACCTGAAAGTTCTAAATTGGCGTTTGATGAGTTGGCAGAAACTGTGTTGTCTTTTATTGTAACACCATCTATAACTGCTTGGGTGTTTGCAGTAAGAGTTGAAAATGTTCCTACGGCTGGTGTAGCACCACCAATAACAGTTCCGTCAACAGTACCACTATTCAGATCTATATTGGCCATAACGATAGAACCTGTACCATTTGCACTCAAAACCAGATCAGCATTTGTTGTGTTGACTTTGATGTCATTGTCTGTCATGTTTATTGTTGAATCTATTGTTATCTCAGGAACGGTAACTGATCCTGTTCCGCTGGCACTGAGGTCTAGGTCAGCATTTGACTGTGTGCCTTTCACTTGATTGCCTGAGAACTCCAAGTGAGTCAGTGTCAGGTGAGGTCTTGCATAGGTTTCTGTGAAATTGTTGTTGATCTTTACTCCAGCACTTCTGATCGTGTCGCCTGTGCCATCATCGGCCTGTAATCCAATGTTGATTACTTCCTGGGTCATTTATTATCCTGCACTAATTTTGACTGTGCCTGAGTCATTCCAAAGTCTACCTGCTACTGATGGGTCTGATGTTGGAAGGTTAGTAAAGTCTACCTGTGCACCTGTAACAGCAAGATTGCCATTCACATCAACTGCTTCTGCGATAGAAACTTTTGAAGAATCACTTGAATTAATTGTTGTGCCATTGATCCTCAATGCACTTATAATAACATCACCTGTTCCTGATGCTTTTAATTCTAGGTCAGCGTTTGATGCCGAAGAAGTTATAGTGTTGTCAGTAATTGAAATTCCGCCGTCTATGTCTAAAGTTCCTGATACTTTTGCTCCAGTTGTTGTAACTCTAAGTCTTTCTGTTACAGCACTAGAATGAAAAGAACTTAAAATTATTTCATTTGTTGTTCCACTTGTCCCATCAAATTTAATACTTGCTCCTTCAGTTCCGCCATCACCTAAAAAACTTATTCCAGGCACGTTTGCGTTGTCTGTTCTTTGAATTTGAATAGTCGGTGTAGCAGAATGTAAATGTAAATTATTAGGCATCATTATCTTGCCTGTACCATTTGCAGATAATTCTAAATTATCGTTAGATCTTAATGTTGTAATTCTGTTCTCAGTCATGCTAATAGTAGCATCACCTAAAGTTGAATCACTGTCACTTTTAATATTAAAAGTTCCTGTTACATTGGCCCCGCTACGTGTGACTCTGAATCTTTCATCTAATGATCCATCTTGTACTTTAAAAATTAGTTCTTTGCTGATACCGTTAGTACCATCCATGTATATCTGTGCTCTTACGTTACCGCCCGCTTGTTGAAAATCAATACCAGGTGTGCCTGTGTCGGCAGTTCTTTGGAGTGTTAATATTGCATTGGCTTGTTTGATGTGTAATGAAGTGTCAGGTGAACCAACATCTCCTATACCAACTTGACCACCACATTTCAATAAGATGTCACCTGAGCCATCATTCTCTATTGTGATGTTTCCACCTGCTCCATCTTTGATTTCAATGTATCCTGAATTCGTTCCACTGTTTGTGTCAAGTTTTAAATCTTGTGCACCATTAGAAGTAACATTGCCAGCCGCTGATCCTGTACCAACTTTAAGTGGTCCAGATACTGCTATGTCACCTGTGCCATTTGCTGTAAGAGTGATATCTGCGTTGGTATCTAGTGAACTTATTGTTGTGTTGTTTATTGATAATCTATCAATTTCTACAATACCTGTTCCGTTTGCAAATATTTTAACATTACCATTAGTATCTTCATTTGTAAGGTTTCCATTTGATGATGTTGTAGCCGCTAAATCTGTGTAAAGTTCTGAAAAATTGTCATTGATCTTCGTCATGGCCGTACGTAAAGTATCGCCTGTTGCCGGGTTTCCTACTGCTCCTGTGTCTATTTTTAATCGTGCCATATTATTATAATACGTATTTATTAAATACTTATATGTTCATAGAAACGTTGAAAACAATGAGATTATATGAGCGCCAATCTAAGCTCGGACAATACCACACGTTCCATCGTAAAAATACCATATATTATTTTAAATGTGACTCTTGTGGAATTACGTTCTTAAGACCTAGGTCTAAAGTAGACCCAGAAAGAGCAACCAATGACTACAAACACGTTTGTTCGTCCTGTGATTCAAAAAGGTTTGCACAAAAGGTTGGTGTGAAAATGCGTAAGGTCTACAAACTCGACGCTAGTAGCACATTAACTCTATAGGGTTTTCCACTTGATATCATCCCTGGCTCCGGAGATCCATCTCTGTAGGTCAGCGTATATCCCACACTTGATGTTTGGTTGATCGAAGTACCACCTTAGGAACGGATTACCTTCAAGGTATTCCCTCCTGTTGATGAAATAAAAGTTTGTGTCTGGAAACTTTCTAAAAGTTTGTCTGAGTTGATACATCCATTCATATTTCAAATATGCCTTCATGCTGTCTCTGGTTGGATAATTCAAACTATTTTTATAGATGTTATTCTGTAGTCTACTGGGCGTCTCCATTTCCCATTGTTTGGCACCCATTATATCGAATGCCAGTATAATAACATTTTTCACACCAGATTCTGCGGCCAACAAAACAGCAGAACATCCTGAGCCTTTGGCTTTGCTGAAATCATATGTTTTTATCTTGCCACCTTTTTTAATGTCACCACCCCTCCATACTCTGTATATCTTTAGACCCTCCGGAACGTCGGTTTCTTTATCACCATCACAAACATAATCCCATTTTGAAATATTATCTGGTCCAAAAAGTTTAAATGAAATTTGCTTATCATTTTTTCTATTACTGATTGCTACGCCGGCCTCTACTTCATCGTACATTGGCGGATTCACCGCAATCACATGATCACAAAGGTATGGATGATCTCTATAGATGCCATTGCAACCATATATCACGCCTTTGCCTTTTAAATTTTCTATTGGAAATATGTTTCTCGACTCACCGTTACCTATTATGAAAGCAGTGTCCATTACACCCCAAAACTTTCTCCACAACCACAACCGGAAGATGCATTAGGATTTGTTATTGAAAATTGAGATCCAAACGTTTCCTCAATCCAATCAATCTTTGTTCCTGCAACGTACATCATTGATGTTCCGTCTACAACAAAACGTCCTGTCTTCCAATCTTCAAGGTGATCGTCTTCACCCATGGATTCTTTTGTGTCTATAAATCCCCAGTCGTATTTGAATCCTGCACAGCCTCCACCTAGCACCGCTAAACTTACGGCATATTTTTCAGGATTTTTGGCTAAAAGTTTTTCGATTTGGTTTTTAGCCTCATCTGTAATTTCAAACCATTTATGATTTTCGTAACCTTCCATACTATTAATTATCTGTCTTTGTTACCCATGTTTTGCAAACCTATTGCCAACCAAAAACGTGTGGCATCTTTTTTCTTTTGAAAACTCATATAACTGTTTTGTTCTTCCCAGTTGTGACTGTGTGGGTTATAAAGATCGGTTTGTTCAAACCACCAACCCCATTTGCCTTCGCAGTTTACCTGGCACCACTCTATGCACTCGCCCATGATTCCATTTGAATTCATGTCTATGTTGAAACGGAATTTCTTCTCGTATCCGCAGTCTTCCGGTATCTCGTTTAATTCGGGTTTTACTCTTTTTACTGCAACCTTTCCGTAACTCATCTCCAGTTGTCCTCCACAAACTTGTCAGCACATTCCATAGGATTAGGCGAGCCATGGAACACAGCGACCTTGTTGTCCTTCTCTATCTTGGCCGGTGTCCTGAACCATTTCTTGCCTTCCTTGGTTAGCAGTTTAGTATCTCTCAGTCCTACCATCTCCCACTTGTACGATCTTATCCATTCATCCGGCCACCAGTTGATATCGTCCTTGGCCCTTTTTGTTATCCAATCTTGGTCTCCATGGTTCTGTTGCATTATCTCTGCTGATCTGTTCCTGAACTCGTTCCACAAGTAGTTCATCGTACCTGACTGCCAACGCATACAACTTGAGTTGGACAGTTTCCAGTCCTTTACCCTGCATCTATTGAAGTCTCTTATGATCATGAACTTGCCAGGATTGTGAGTGAACAACTGGTCTATGTTTTCGAATATGACAACATCCAGATCAAAGAACAGTATGTTTCCTTTAAGTGGCATTTCTGGTGCGAACATCCATAGTTTGCTCCACCATGATTTGATCCATGGATCGTTTGGTAGTTTGATAACATTTATGTCTGGATCAAGTCCAGCAGGATCGTCTGTGAGACAATGAAATTGAAGAGGCACTGTGGTGTGTCTCTTGACCATGTTGTTGAGTACATTGGCGTACTGTGAAACATACTTGTTGCCCCACTTAACGCACACTACGTGATTCATATCCCCTTTTCAGTCCTTCCATCTGTATTTGTTTCCAGTCCTTACTGTCTAGTGTGTAAGAAAAATCATTTTCATAAGTTTCTTTGCCTCTGATAGTGATGTTCTTTATATTTAAATTATCTTTCATCACGTCGTATATCCCAAGGAACGGACGATTCTGAAAAGACGTGGCCAGATCTACCTGTCCTATCTTGATGTACCCTAGTGAAAGT